ACTGGGCAGTCTGTTCTAACAAGACCTTTTACCTAGGTCACCACCTTACTAAGGACAATGGGCGTGTCCTAGCGTGTTCGAATATCACAGTTAACTTTCTTAGGGAACCAATAATCCCAGAATTAATCCGTAACCAAAACGGTGTCAACTGTTATTTAATTGAGCTTCTTCTCAAGAAGCTCTAACTCGAGGAGTGTACACTCGAGGGCATAAGCTAAAGAAATCCTATCTACATCAATCTTAGATGAGTGGAAAGTATTTAGCATTTTGGGCAGAGTATGGACCTTGACTTCATCCCGCACATGGTACGAAACTACCTCGGGGTCCTTAGTATAAGGAAGGACACCACGCTAAATCAAGGAGGATGCAATGCCGATAAAGAAATCGGCGAAGATAGGTACATTCCTAAACTCATAACACAACGCAAGGGTTTTAGTCAGAAAATACTGACTACGCTTCTTGCTTCCAAGGTTGTGAGTTGTCCAGCCCCACTTGGTCAACGCTGACCGAGGGCATCTTACCCACTGGTAATTGCCGTTTACCAGGACAGGTCTACTTGAGCAGAAATCAAGCTATTCATACCTGTCAACGCGCTAGGCGTCAAGACTAAAGCCAACAGAGGCACAAACGTCGCTAAATCTGGAGAAAAACCTAGTTTTAAGCACAATATCATCGCCAGAAATTATAATGCGCGACTGACCTGGTGTGGAAGTAATATGTTCAAAGTACATGAAAATGCACTTAAGTACAGTCCAATTTCCAGGTGAGGTGGTAGGTTGTCCTGACTTCCTACTAGCATCTAGAACCCAAGCCCACTTACCGCCAGTTTCTCGGTAAGTTATCTTCTAAGGGGCCACCATAACACTATGATAATATTTGGCAAATTCAGTGCCAAAAGCTGCCTCAATGGCAGAGACCTCACAGGCCATAAGTGTTTTATTGAGGTGAGCGTCGAAGGCCTCGACATCTATTGACCAATAATCCCCTGTAACCTAATCTAAATAGTCCTTAACATGTTAACAGGAGTTGTGCCAATTGCCGGTAATATAGCCATCATCGACCTTGAGTTGCGCTGTATAAAGAGCGAGAACAGGGCCCGTTATTAACCTAACCGCCGCGTCCGGGGCCTATATCATACGAGGGATAGTGTACTTTAAAAGACACTCAAGTTTAAGGAATCCCTACGTAATGTTCTCTATGTAGCGGCTGGTTCCGCTACTAAGCTCTTTAAATGCATTGAGGTAACACTCTTTCTAAGAGCGCGGAAACTTACTCGCGAACTCTATAAGACTTTAAAGAGGTTGTGCCTCAAGGCGCCCAACAGCAAACGGATCAATTCTAGTCCATTCTTGCTGACCAAGGATACTCTTGGAGTAAGAATATACCTTACCAAGGCAGGTTTCGCAAGGTACCCTAAGACAACCACCAACGCGGTAGTTTATAGAGCACCAGACATTATGGGAGCATTTTCGTGCAACAAAAGGAACAAAATTAAAAGTTACACCTACTCTATGCGCACCAACTGTGTCATTGCACGTCAACTGTTTAGGTACAGATGTTATGACGGCTTTGCACCTTGGATTTGCCTTGTGCGGGCCAACACAATAAGATGGTATGTAATCCTGAGTATGATTAACCAAGTGTGTTGGGAGGTTAAGGAGCCTATTCTCAAAACCAGAAGGTAATGAAGGCTTGCGTGGCAGCTTACGCTTCTTCACGAGAAGTGGGAACATAAACAAAGTAGCCGCTTACCTCTACTTCATCAGCCTACCAAAATCCTAGGGGTAATCAGTAACAATATCTGGACTGGCTATAAAAGCCGTGTCATCCCCTAAACCACAAAGATGCTTATGTCTTGCAGTAGCGTATTATAAACCACTTCGTGTGATAAATTTACGCGGAAGATTGATAGACAAATGCCCACCACATGTGAGTACCGTGACATATTTGGTTGCAGGCCAAATAACATCCATGCCACGATAGCAACTGGCTATACCAACACCCTATAATCTCGTCCTGATGAACTTAACAATATTCATCAATGTTGGTTCCTCATCGAAAGATGCGTTCTCTATCTTGAGGTACGACGCTGCTAGCTATAGTACAGCCCTGACACAATTTCTGCCTTTAATAGTGTACCATAACCCCATGTCTCTACCATATGCGTGTGTTATATTGTCACCGCAAGAGCATGGCTTGTCGCTAGCCTTGACCCAAGTTTCACCGACAAACTTAGGATCCATTTTGAACCAATCATGGCGTTGCCAGGGTTCAAGGTTCAGAGGGTTTTAGTTGCATTTTCCCTCATTTGCATCGGTTTCATCCCTTCACCTTCCTCCTCTCCCACCACGGCGCGGTTATGCGCCCCGAGCAGGTGGGAGGTTGTATTAAACATGCCGGTGACCATTACCAGCATTAGCCTAATTAGGCTGAGCCACTGGAAGTGGCTAAGGAGGTGGGACCTACTACTACTGCTGCGCAGGAGCAGGGCGAGGAGCACCAGGGTTGCCACGCTGGTGTCTGTTGCCATGGTTCCTATTATTGCCATTTAAGTTGACAATAACTGGGGCAACGGGTTGAGGTTGGACAGCCTAAACCCGGGATTGATTCCGCACTTGTCTTTAAATACGCTGACCATTATTATAATAGTGGCGCATTTCGCCAGCTAAAACAATGGCGCGAGCACGATTTAAGTCATTCCAAGCTTATAC